TCACACCGCGCCAATCGCTTTCTGTACCACTCGGTAACCCCGCCTCCTGGGCTTCTTCTTCGGTTCGATCTTCACTCCGGCCACCTTCGGCGCTGGTGGCATCGGTACGCTGACACCGTTCCGCATATCCCGCCTTGCGTTCATCAACCAGACTAGGCGTTTAGTATGGTCGCAGCCGTCATCAATATGGACGCTGGCCTTTACCAGCTCGTCGTTGATATCAACCAGGCGGTCTTTCGATACACGTTTCATCGTTGGCATCAATCCACCACCTTTCTGTAACCTGCGTCATACAACTGGTACATCAGTGAAGATGGTTGATAGGCATCTTCCATTGACTGCTCTATAGCTAACATCTCTTTCACCGCATCCTCACGGAGCCTGGCCTCTCGCTCAGCTTTGATTTCAGAACAAAGACTGACGCAATCGAGACAGATGTTTAGCCCATTAGGCCCGGATATCAGGTGTTCCGTCGTGAACGAGTCCTTGCAGAATGCACACACTGTCTTCGGATCTGGTTCCCTTTGAGGGATTTCCTGCCATTTATGACAGTAGCTGTAAACGCCCATCATCTGACCTCCACGACGATCCCACCGATAACACAATCCCTTTCAATCGCTTCTTTTGCCCAGCGTCTGTAGGTTTCAGGGTGAAAAACCTCACACTTACCTGCGTCGCTCCAAAACGCTTTTGAGCTGGTATCTGGTAGTGTGATGGTCAATGCTTTGCCAGTGGTGACATCGTTAACCTGCAGCTTTTCACTGCTCCTGCACTTTTCCGGTTCTCCTGCATTTTCAATGGTTCGATGCTCCAGGCTAAATCCTGCTGCCAAAATGCTTTTTGCCGCTTTTGTCGGTTCAACATCGAATAGATGATCTGCATCTTCATCCAGTACAGCTTTCATCATCTCGTTCTTTAAAACGTCATCGTATGTTTTCGGCCAGAAGTCCGTAGGCATCCCGAATGATTCGCAATAGTAAAAAGTGTCGATGGTGATTTTTGCAGCTTCTTCAGCGCTGCGTTCTGGCTGACGGTAACCGGCTGCCCAGACAGCATCAACCACAGCGGACGGATCATTGCCAGCGGCTTTGATAACCTGCGCCAGCGCGAAAATATTTGTATCTGTCATCGTCCTGCCTCCCGTACTGCTACCCTGTAGGCCCGCAATGCATGCCTTGCTTTACCGGAAATAACGGTTTTCATGATGAAGAAACCGCGATGTTCACTAACGACGTCCGGCACCAGGAAGAGGGTGGTATCAGCCACCCGGTTATGCTTACGAAACTCAAATACAGTGCTGGTGATCGTGACGTTCGCCACTGCGCCGAAGTCCTGATAATCGATTTTCATGCCAGAACCCTCCCCAGCAGACGCGCCACACCGATAAAGCAGAAGAAACCTGTCGTTAACCCCAGCCCCGAAAGGCTGGAGAAGAAGAGGGTGAACATCACTAATTCACATACTTTTTTCATTTCGCACCTGCCACCGTTTCGCTCATGTCGTTAATCATGCTTTGCCAGATTTCACGACCGCTTTTCGTCAGTTCATTCCCACTAACGCATTTGCTGAGAAGTTGGATGCCAACAGCTTCCCACTGCGGGTAAGATTCTTTCAGGGCCTCAAGTGCATAACCGTCGATTAAGTCTCTGACGCCCTGAACTCCGCCGATGATATTTACCCGTATTGACTGACCACCGGCATTAATCATGAAGTGATCGCCATTGGTGGCCGAAATATGGCTGTACAGCACTGCGGCATACTGATTAGCCAGTGAATTAAGACGGAAATTTTGTGTAATGAGCGGCATTGTTAGACCTCCCACCCGATTGCCTGGAACAGTCCCATTTTCGGGTGGTACCAGCGTGTGCCACGAGGTTCTGCTTCGGACATCATCTGGTGGAATGCTTGCATGAATGGCTCAAGTTCCACGATTGCCCGGCGCGACAACAAGCCGTCAGGTGTCATGAATTCATGCGTATCTGTCGGTATTTGGTAGGCGTTTACCAGGTTGCGGCATTTCGCATCGGTCATGCCGCTTTTGGCGACTACCTGGCGATAACCAACATATCCGGCCCGCATGCTACCGCGCTTAATATTTTCCACGGCTTCGGATACTGTTTCGATCTTCTCTTCGACGTGGCTCAGGCGCTTTTGCTGGCGAACAGCGTCGGCGGCCATCGCGGCGATCATTTCGATTTCGGTAAGAGGCTGTTGCCGCTGAGCACGGAAGTAGCCATTGACCAGTTCGCGCTGAACTTGCCAGGCCAGATCGTCGTTGAAAGGCTTGGTGAGCATCAGGTACCCGGTTTCCGTAAATACACGCAGACCGCGAAATGGCACATCGACATTGAAAGAACGTAATACGTTGTTTTCTGAATATTCAATAAGATACGTATCAACACCTTCAACGAAGCGGTCTTTATTGCGAAGGAATGCTGCGCTGGCAGTACCTTCAGGGCGGTCATGCACTTCATCGATCATCGCCAGAGTAACAATGCGCTGTCCGCGATATTCGACGGCAGGAAGCTGTTTGTTGTTGATGGTTACTGTATTCATGCTTTATCTCCAAAGGCGCGGCGAAGCGCTTTCTTAAGTTTTTTGCCGTTATTAATCGAGCAATACAGTTCAGCCAGTTCCTGAGCCATCATTTGCTCGCCAGTTTCTTCATTAACGAAATACTGGTTCGGATTGTTTTTGATAAATTCCTGTACCATTGGAAGCGCGAGAAATTCATCCGGGCTGTAGATTTTCGACTGCTGGCGAAGGTGCTTCGCATTCGGCACTTTGTGCATGGATTCAGTCGAAAAGACGTTCGCGTTGTCCTGATTAGCCATCGCCCCCCCCTCAGAACGGCTTAGTTTTCATGAATTCGCGGTACTGATCGGTAAGTGCGTCGTGTTTTTCCTGCCACTGGCGAATCTCGCGCTTACGGGCCAGAATCCGACGCAAACGGCGAATACAGCGTGCATGCGCCGAAAGATACCCATCGGTTGGCTGGCCGAGCTGATAGACCGTCACGCCGTCGCGTACTACGGGCAGCGTGGGATGGTTGGTTTCAACACCCGCAAGGCGGAATGCGTGCGTGGTCATGTAGTGCGCAAGGTTGTTCAGCGCGGCGCTGCGGCTCAGGCAGCGCTTACGGAAACCGTGACGGGTCACGATATAGACCGGGCGAAGCGGGCGGCTGAATGCTGCGTCAATGCCGGTTTTTTCTTTTTCAGTGCTCATCATTTTCTGTCCTTCTTACCGTTGTATTGTTCGTGGCTCATTACTTGCCAGTTCTTGCCGCCATCCCGTGACAGCAGACGCCAGCGTGGATTTACTACCAGGCTAAGATGCCCAGTGCGATGCATTCGGCGGGCGCGGATGCGTTGCGCCCGGTAGCGGGCCAGAACAAACACAGCCCGCATGTGAACCCACTCAGGAACGCGAATCGCTGTCAGCGACATTGCAACCTCCTGCATGCTCGAAAGCCTGTTCAGCTAAATTCGCTATAACCGCGTTCATAAATTCCATGCCCAGCGGAGAAAGCTTGTTTAATTTGTTGCCCATGCAGGCGCTGTAATGCTCTGATATGTGCCGCTCAGCATCAGCGCGTTTGTTTGCGTCAAACACCATAGCTTCGAAAATCTTGATTAATGCCTTTGTTAATATTTCTTCGGTTAATTCAACGGTTGTTGATTTCCCGTTGGGAAGCTTAACGATATCGAAATAACTTCCTGTTTTGCGCTGCATGGAATTTAGCTTCGCAATAACAATCCGGCGGCGACGTGTTTCAATTAGGTTTGTCAATTTGACGTTCCTCTTCGGCTTGCATCCATGCGTTTATGTCGCCAGAAATATTCCAGGCTATTTCTGTTAGGTTAAATAACTGGTCTTTTTCCATTGACGATCCATTTTCAACAATGGTTTTTAACTGGTAATAAAGTTGTTCTGCCGAAATGCTTATTTCGTCAATGGACCAATCAGCAGCTTTTCTCGCTCTTAATTGAACCTTGCCCATACCTATCTCCCGTATGCTTTTCTGAGAAAAAGCCCAGCTATTAGAGGATGCCCGTTCAGCATGTAAAGCTGTGCTGTTTTAAAAGCTGAAATATCTTTAATGAAAGTCATAAAAAATCCTCAGGGTGTGTTTAGCCCCAGCGGTTAGGCTGTAATTTGAATTTGTTTAATTTATTTTTACGCTTTTATTTCTTATCTAATAAATCAACATAACCCTCAATCTTTTCGCGAGTTTTATAAAGAGAGCGAAGTAAACAAGCTATTGCACAATCAGTTGATGGCTCTTCATTGCTTTGACTGTAAATTAATTCGAGCAGGCAGGTGTTTTCAATAACCTCTGCATTGATTTCCTCTAACATTCCAATTGGGGTCTTCATAATTAATCTCCCGCTTTTTCAGAGTTGAATATGATATTCAATGCATTTACATCACGAATGATTTGATTAATAGAAACACTGACCAACGAAGAAATTTGATATTCTGTTTCATTGTCATCTCTCACATATGCGAGAGTGTTAACGACTTTGTCAAAGTTATCTATGGCGGTTCGAATAATACTTATTTCTTGAGCGGTAATGGCTTTCATGCGACACCGCCTTGAACGCGACTAGCTTTAGCATATAAGCGTGCTAACTCAATAAGCTCAAAAGCAATGCTATTTACCTTTTTACTGTTAGAGCATAAACAGACCTCAGAGGCTGCAAGCAAGTCGTCGATATTGCCGAGAGCGCCTAATGGCGTCATGTCCATACCGTGGAATAAATTTTCAGTTTCGATGTTCATCTCATTGGCTCCGTTGTTTACCGATGAGATGATAATACAAAGTGTAATTATTGATAGCAATACAAAATGAAATAAAAAGCATTATTTTAAGATATGTGGTTGATTCCAAAATGTATTTATTTTTTATTGCTGGTTTAGTCTGCGGAGGGGGAGTAGAGAAGGGAAGAAAGCCGCATTTTTGCGGCTTTAGAAGGTTTAGGGTCTAGCTAAACGTCTCGTCAGGCCATTGGGACTTGACTACTTTGCCCAGGATTCGGAACCCGTCTGTAACCGGTATATTTTCGTAGCGAGGGTTCAGCGGTTCAAGTAAAGGTTTCCCACCGTACATCTGAAAGACCTTGAAAGTAACTTCCCCGTTAAGCTGTGCAACACAGAAATCACCAGGCTTAACGCTCTCTGCCTCTTCTGGATCAACCAGAATAAGCATTCCCTCTGGGAAGCTAGGGCTGCTGCCCTGCGGGGCCGTCATAGAGTGTCCCTTTACAGTAAGCCAATATGAGTTTTGGCTGGCGTACTTGGCGGTTGCTATCCATTCCTTGGCATCCATCTCATAGTGAGCAGGAGACTCTTCGAGCGATCCAGCTTGTACTTCGGAGAGTAGGGGATATTCATACTGGGGTTTTAGAGTCGGAGATTGACCATCGGCGCCGATTGTGAACGTTCCATCAAAATTTAACGTGGCCCCAGAAATCCCCAGTATTTTAAACATGGCGCTAATTTCATGCAGGGATGGGAATCTTCGACCATTAAGCCAGTGGTTTAAAGCCCCCTGAGTGACTCCTAACTGATGTGCTAACTGTGACTGTGAAATCCCAGCCGCCGCCATTCTTGATTTAACCAGATCGAACCATTCATTTTTCATAGTTGCATGATATTACGATTTGTCATTTTCATTCAATGCACATGATGTAATATTCTCTTGCTCAATTCAAATACAAAATGTAATATTTGGTGGTTCATAGGAGATAACCATGACAAATTTGAAAAAATTGCGCACAGAGCGTGGGCTTACACAGGAGCAGCTTGCAAAAGCTATCGGGCAGACACAGGGATCAGTTTGCCACTATGAGTCTGGCAGCCGAAAACCTGACATTCCAACATGCCATCAAATCGCAGTTGAGTTAAGTCGGCAGGGTGAGAAGGTGACGATTGAAGACATTTTTCCTCATCAGGTCGTGAATGCTAATGCCTCCTGACTACCACCGCACTGTGATGCCTGAATCATTCAGCCAGGCAGATGCGGAGTGGATTCAGGAGCAGTTGTTGAGATTGTCGCCGTCAGTTCGGCAAAAAGCAGTAACCCGGTATGCAGATGTTTACCAGCTCACGATGGACGAAGAGCCGGTTAGCTTCCGGAAGGAGAACAGAGCGAGACACGAAGCAAATACCAGGCTTCGAATCTTCGCTGATAAGCACGGCAGAGCATTACAGGGTTACACAGTACAACCCCCCTCAAAAGGTCAGTGATGACCACCTCGAAGCATCCCAGACTTAAAGGTGTCTGGATGGCTGAAAACCTGTTTTTAACGGGGGAGAGGGAAGAGGGGGGAAAGGGGGGAGTTGGGAGTGGGGGCAGGAACAGCGCCTTTTCCAAAGGGAAAGCACTTTGGTTAGGTAGATCACTGTCCCGTCTTTATTCCTTCAAAAGTCGCCGGATGGTTAGACGTTTAGCCGTCTTAAAGAGAATTGAGGCGTTTTCCCTGGAATAGTGGCCCTTTAAACACATCACAGATTGATCAGCACATAGCACCGGAGGCCGCTCAATGCTAAGTATCACGCCAAACTTTGCGCAGGAACGCGCTTTAAACATGCTTCGCCGCAGCTGGAAAGCGCATAACTCGTTTATGGTCTATTCGCCAACGGGCAGCGGCAAAACAGGGCTGGCGGCTTTCATCGTTAACGGTTTCGTTAATCGCGGCATGCGTGTGCTGTTTGTAGCCCCTTACACCATCCTGCTCAATCAGACGGCCCAGCGCTTTACTGAGTATGGGTTGCCAGAAGATCAGATCAGCTTTATCTGGCGTGACCATCCCCAGCACGATCCCGAGCTGCAGATCCAGATTGCCAGTGTAGACACGCTGATTCGCCGTGACTTCCCGGACAATATCGATCTGCTGATCATCGACGAAGCGCACCTTCGCCGTAAAAGCATCCTGGAGACAATTCAGTACCTCACGACAGAAACCGCCGTGAAAGTTATTGGCCTGTCCGGCACCCCGTTTTCCCCGTTCCTGGGCAAATACTATGCCGAGCTGATTAAGCCAACCACCATTGGCGAGTTGATCCAGCGAGGCGATCTGAGCGGGTATGAGTTTTTCGCCCCAACAAAGCCAGATCTGAAAGGCGTCAAAACCGGTAATTCCGCAGAGTTTGGCCGCGACTATAACGAAACGCAGCTGGCTGAAATCATGTGCGGTTCGGATCTGGTGGGGGATATCGTCAGCAATTGGCTTGAGAACGGGAAAGACCTTCCCACTGTTGCGTTCTGCGTGAACGTGAACCACGCAAATTTTGTCACCCTCCAGTTTAACCAGGCTGGCGTTAATGCAGAGGTCATGACGGCTGACACTCCACATGATGAGCGCCAGCTGATCATTCACCGTTTCGAAACTGGCGCAACAAAAATCATCGTCAGCGTCGGTGTCCTGGTGGCCGGGTTTGACAGCGATGTGCGCTGCGTCATCTATGCCCGTCCGACGAAAAGTGAAATTCGCTGGCTGCAGGCGCTTGGCCGTGGGCTGCGCAAAGCACCAGGCAAAGAATCCTGCCTCATCTTCGATCACAGCGGCACAGTGCACCGCCTTGGTTTCCCTGATGCCATCGAATACGACGAGCTGATCAGCTCCAGCGATGGGATGAAGGAAGTTGCTGTTCGGGCTGCAGCAGAACGCGAAGAAAAACTTCCGAAGGAATGCCCGGCCTGTCATTTCATGAAGCCGGCAGCGGTTTATATCTGCCCAAAATGCGGCTTTAAACCGCTGGTGGGTGAGGATGTGGACACCGATACACAGCGAAAAATCAAGAAGCTCGGGAAGGGGAAGGACACCTTCACGAAGTCCCAGAAACAGGCCTGGTGGAGCCAGATTAAATTCTATCAGCGTCAACGTCAGTCAATGGGCAAGCCGGTTAATAACGGATGGTGCGCACATACCTTCTTCGACAAATTCGGCGAGTGGCCGAATAACCTCAGTGACTACCCGATGGAGATCACACCAGAAGTTTCGAACTTCATCAAACACAAACAGATCGCTTTTGCGAAGGGCAGGGAAAAGAGCAAAGCGGCTGAACCGGTACCAGCAGAGAGCAACATTGCAGGCACTGTTACGGGCCAGATCCTTAGTGCAAAAGAGCACCTTAACAACATTCGTGAAACGCTCGGGAAAAGAGTATGAAGACATCAGAAGCGGCGAAAGGTAACTGGCCGAAAATTTTTGAGTATTACGGGCTACCGCCAATCACAGGGAAGAACCATTTCAAAGGTGAATGCCCTGTTTGCAGCGGGCGCGGAAAATACCGCTGTGATGACCACGAGGGGAGCGGATCGTGGATTTGCACATGTGGAAGCGGTGACGGTATGTCACTGCTGATTAAAACCCAGGGTAAGCCGTTTGGCGTACTATGTCGCGAAATCGACGATCTGCTGGGCAACGATTATCAGCACAGAGTTGTACCTATCAATACCACGGCTTCCAGCATGCGTGAGCGCGTTATCAGCAAGTTCGCTAAGCTGGTGGATCTGCGCGGTACGTCAGCGGCTGGCTATCTTTTTAATCGCGGGATAACCCGGTTGCCGACAGAGGCCGTACGCTTTTGCGCTAAAGAACGGCATAACGGCAGTGTGTACCAGTCTTTATTCTCCCTTGCGACAGATAACAAAGGCGAGCTGTGTTACCTGCACCGCACATACCTGGACGGAGATAAGAAAGCGTCTGCTATGGGAGAAGGGCAAAAACGACTCCGCTCACTCCAGGAGCAAACGTATCTCGATCATGCCCAGTCCGTGGCTGTTCGAATGTTCCCGGTAGCCTCCACGCTTGGAATCGCCGAGGGGATTGAAACGGCACTTTCCGCGCATCAGGTTTACCACGTAAACACCTGGGCCACATTAAACAGTGGGTTTATGAAGAAATTCCGCGCACCTGCAGGTGTGAAGCACCTCATCATTTTTGCAGATATGGACAAACACACCGCTACCGGGCATGCGGCCGCTTTTGAGTGCGCCCACGCTAATCTGGTGGCTAAAAACGATATTGAGAAGGTAACAATCCGCTGGCCGGATCATGGCGACTTTAACGACTTCATCATGAACGGTGATGAGGTCCGAGAAATGTCTTATACGAAAAAGGTGGCGGCATGAAATTAGAAGCATCACTCAAGCATTTCAGCCCGCAGGGGCTGGCCTATACAGATTCGGCTAAATCTACCTCGCCTGACCGGATCACCGGCACCGATATCATGGCCGCCCTGGGCTCAACTAGTAGCCGCGCCCGCTTCGGTCTGGCTGCATACATGGGCAAGGCAGGCGTAAGTAAGTCGGATGAACAGCAGGCCACGCAGGCGTTATATGGGTATGCAATGGAAACCGCACCGGCGAACTTGCGAAAAACTGCTGGTGCTGATTTCGGCTGGTGCATGATGGTCCTGGCCCAATTTGCTTTCGCTGAATATTCCCGTTCAGCTGCAAGCAGCGGGACCTGCACCACCTGCACCGGTACAGGCAGAACAACCCGAACGCAGCAAACCAGAAAGGTAACTTATCCGTGGGGTAAGGCTCCATACTGGGCCAGACGTTCCCGCGCCGTTCGCCCCTCCGACTGGGAGTGTTGGCAGGACGTAACCGAAATAGTCCCGGCGGTATGTGATGTATGCGAAGGGAAGGGACAAATTAGCGCCCGCTGCCGCTGCGGAGGGAAAGGAGAGGTACTAGACCGTAAAGCGACAAAAGAGCATGGCGCACCGGTGTTTAAAACCTGCGAGCGCTGTTCGGGTAATGGTTACAGTGCTGTATCGTCTGCCACCGTTCACCGGGCAATACTGAAACGCCTACCTGACCTTCACCAATCTTCCTGGTCACGGAACTGGAAGCGGTTTTACGAGGGGCTGGTGGAGAAGTGCTTAATCGAAGAGGGTAAAGCAGATATTGCGTTCCAGAAAGCAACGCAGATTGATTAATTCGCAACAAATGCGACCACATTCGGTGCGTAACACTTGACTTTGCATAACTCTGGCGCGTACACTTCTGATTATGGGTTTTTGCGTCCGAATAATTTTTACAGATAAGCAGCCCCTGACGGGGCTTTTTTTATGGCAGCGAATTAATAAAAGTACTAAAAAGGGCTTTGTCTTTATTGCTTATTGATTTTTTGTTGTGCAGTTGAATATTTAAAGGCTTGAGGTTTTCCTTTGTAAGAAAAACAAAGGCTTTCTCAAGACGATCTTGAAGGAATTGAAATCTTTCATTTAGCTTGAAAACCTTTAACCCTAAAGACATTACCTTCTTCTCTGGTATATCGTCAGGATTGCAATTGTTCAGTTCTTCCAGCACAAGTCGAATATCTCTTTCGAAGATTAATGCAATGTTATAATCGTTGAGCAGGCATTCAGGATTAAGAACTACACCAATAATTTCATCTATGAATTGTGGCTTGCCATTATCCTCTGAATTTTCATCTTTGTTATCGGTTGTTTTTTGAGACATTACATCCGACAAATGCATTTCTTCTTTGGTTTTTTTTCTGGGAAGCGAAACCTTTCCATCCCCTGAAGCAGCCATTCTTTTCAAAGCTTGGCTCCCAGCTCGGCCAACGATTTTAGAGTCTCTTAAATCTAAAATTTTATGCGCAACCCATTCTAAGGATGGCTTAGTTGCCTCAAGCTTTACTTTTGCCTGGTAGTGAAGGAATATATTTTTCTTGGCTTCTTTGAGGGCTGTGAGATATCTGTGAAAGTTTGCTTTTTTCTCGAGATCAATTGCTAAGTTTTCAAATGCAATACCGAATACTTTTGTGCCGCACACATGGCCCAGGTTTGTCTCCAGGCCATCCTCAGTAAGAACAAGAAACCCTTTTTTATGACCTGTCCGACAGCTTGACTTGCCACATGGGATTTCCTCCGGGAGGTCATCATAATAACCAAACACATCGGATAATTGTTGATCGGTCAGTTCCATCCTGGAATTAAAGCTTTCTCGAGCCTGAATTTCTGTCCAGTCATTAACGCGTTCAAAGCTTTTGCCATTTTTAATAAATATCATATCTTCCCTTGCTGTGGTTAGATTGAAAGCACTGCCGCTTGATATTTAATCACTTTTCTGATTATTTTTCATCATAAAACCTTAGTGTTGCGAGGGTGGTTTCACTTATGTATTATCTCGCTCCCGGCCCTTTAGCTCAGTTGGTTAGAGCGTGCGACTCATAATCGCCCGGTCGCTGGTTCAAGTCCAGCAAGGGCAACCAACCGCCACTGGCTCATCAGGAAGAGCGACAACCACGATGTTGTAGTACGAGGTTCGAGGCCGCCGGTGGCGGACCAACAAAGCTTTTCAGTCTGCGATGAAGGGGTTGCCCGGAGTGACTGGAAAGCGCCTCAGTATTTAGCCTACATTTAAAAATAGTTGGTTATTATTTGCTCCATCATGGATGGGGGAAGTATCGCTATGAGGAATTGGCTTATTATCTTCTTATTTTGCTGCTGTCTTGTTGGCGCAGGCGTAGTTTACTACTCAGTATTCTCAAAAATTACGTCACAGCCAGATAACCGATACAACGAGGATAATTTCCTGATTATCCCTTGAATTGATAACGGTTTTATCGCCAAAAATATACATTCGCATGAGCACTGGGTTTTAACTGATATCGCACTATCAGCCCTGTCGACCGCATTACTCAGTGCTCAGCCGAATGCTCTTAATCTAAATTGACGATCTGTGCAATAGGCGTTATTCTGATAATTCTTCAAAATAATGCAGAGCATTGAAAATGACACGGAAGCAGTCTTTAAGTGCACTGGCGCTGGTTTTTGCTGTGGTCGCTGGTGTTGCACTTACCTTCAATTTCTCGTCAAAACCAGAATTTGTTTCTGATGCACAGGGCAGGCTTGAATCCTACCTTTCATACAGCTACGGGCCTTTGAATTGCTCAAGTGCGAAAGCTAATGGCAATGATTGGGAGATAAGCTGTGATGCAACTGATGAGCAGCATAAATTCGTCTATGCGGTCCATGACGGAGCAGATAATCCATTTGGGTTTGTTCTGACGGCAATGAATGACGGGGCTAAAGAGTCACGTGATGTTGATTTGGTTTCATTGCTGGGCATTAAAACGAGCGTCAATTAATCGCTAGAAGCTACCGAAAAAACTTAATCCCTTTAAGCCCTGGCTAACTGCCGGGGCTTTTTATTTCCCTTCACACAGCACCCCGAACCCGGAGGTGTGGAATGCAACGTATGAACCCTACAGACGGTCACAATCTGCCTTACTGGTGGTCCACCGCGCTCGGGTTGTTTTCTTTACTCAGCCTGCAGGATTACGTCTTTATTATCGGCGCGGTGATATCGGCATTTTTCACGATAAAAACCTATTACGCAAAACGCCGGGAAGAAAGTGAACGGATTGCAGAGGAAAAGAAACGCACCCAATTGCTCGCTGACTATTTACATCAGGCCGCGACTAAACCTGAAAGCGAAAGGCCAGCAACTGCCGAAGTTATAACCGAAGCCGAAAAAAGGGTAGGACGTTATGCCGCAATTGATTAAAAAGGCCGGCGCAGCTGGTGGGGTGGTTTGCTCAGTGGGCGCCATCATCGCCATTGTGTTAAATTCTGGTCATGTCCGGACGAATGAGCGCGGCCTGGAGTTAATCGGCAACGCTGAATCATGCCGCCGTGATCCGTATGTTTGCCCGGCAGGCGTGATAACTGACGGCATCGGCAACACGCACGGCGTGAATCCGGTAACGCGAAAAAATGATGAGCAAATAGCGGCTGACTGGGAGAAAAATATTCTGGTGGCCGAGCGCTGCGTGAACAGCTACGGCAACGGGAAAAAGCTTTCGGATAACACGTTCTCTGCGGTCACTTCGATCACGTTTAACGTAGGCTGCGGCGCAATGCAGAAATCGACGCTTTTTCAGCAGTTGCGTAGCGGGCAGGTTACCCTGGCCTGCGAACAATTCCCGCGCTGGGTTTACGGTGGCGGCGTTAAGCTTCCCGGCCTGGTAACTCGCCGTGGTGCAGAGAGAAAACTCTGCCTGGACGGCTTATGACAATCGGCTATCGAGTGCTTTTTCTCGTGTTTGCGGGCTGCCTGGCTGGTGGTCTTATCTGGTCAGCCAATCACTACCACGGTAAGTATCTGGCAGAGCAAAAGCGTGCAGACTCTGCTGTGCAGCAAGCTAATGCTGCTCAGACCATCACATCAAACGTCCTGCTGACGGTTTCAATTTTCAACTCCATCACAGAGGCCAATCAGCATGCCAAAGAGCAGATCGCACTGGACGCATCGGGAGCCGCGAGGGACATCCAGTTGGCTGTTGCGGGCGATGATTGCCGCAATCGTCCTGTGCCTGCTGGCGCAGTTAAGCGGCTGCACGACTACGCGAACGGTTTACATCAAAGTGCCGGTGGTTCCAATCCCGGCCAGTCTGGTGGCTGACACACCGCAGCCCGCAATACCTGATCCCATGACATGGGGAGCAAGCCTGGATTTAAACGTCATGCTGCTTTCAACGCTGGCGCAGTGTAACCGGGATAAAGCAGATATCAGGACAGCAGAGCAATCACGGGCCTCGCACTAGCGGGGCTTTTTGCTGCGCATCGCACGCGCACATCAGAGAGTCTTTCAGTAGTGAGCCTGGGTAATGCCGTTACCTCTCGGGCGGTATTGCCGTGCGACAGGCTCACGTCTAAAAGGAAATGCATAATGAGCAAAAATCAACTTAAACCACCTCGCGGAGAAATGCTCGAATACATCAGAACGGCAATCGGCGAAGGTTACCAGCCTGAACATGAAGCTGCGGTGTCTGATCTGGCAGTCATCGATGGTCTGAATGATGGCGATCTGAATCGTGAGTTCGGTAAGTGCTGGCAGTGGTACAACATGGGCGGTGGTTATTTCGCAGAAGAAAAGGCCGCAGCTAGGCAAAAGAGTTTTGAAACGGCTTCACGGCCACTTATTCAGTGGTTGGCTGAAAATGTTCACCCTCACCATTCGGTAATTGTCACCAGCACCCATGCAGAGCTGCTGATGGGTGAGATTGTGTTATCTACCGACGAGTACCTTAAAGACTGATGGGCATTACAGAAGCTCTTCACATCGAGGGGCTTCGATAATGTTTTCGCTAATAGGTGACTGATAATGGCAAGAACGGACTGGGGCGAGCTTCAGCGGCAGTTCCTGTCCGACCATGCTAAATCCGGTATTTCCCCCAAAGACTGGTGTGAGGCGCAGGGACTAAATTACGCCAGCGCAAAGCGCTATATCAAGGTTGCGAACGGCGGTGCGAATTCGCAGAAAGAAAAAACTGCGAAAAAAACGCCTGCTGATAATGCTCGAGCTGTGCAGCCGGCAAAGGAGCGAAAAATTTCGCCCCATCCATCAGCGCCGGAACATTTTGATAGTTTTAATCTTTCCGACCAGCAGATGCTTTTTGCTCAGCATGTTGTTGACGGGAAGACTCGCGTAGATGCTTATCGCCTGGCTGGTTATTTGGGTGAGGGGGCAACAGCATATTCAAACGCCAGCCGATTGCTCAGAAATGCCAGGGTTTCACGTTACGTGCATCATTTGCGAAATGAGCGCCAGAAACGTTACGCGGTAGAGCTGGATGATGTGATAGCTCAGCTCACCGCGATTATTAACGCCGACCCGAACGAGATAGCGCAGTACAGGCGTGTTAACTGTCGGTACTGCTGGGGCGACGGGCATAAATATCAGTGGCGTGATTTTGATGAGCAACTGACAGCGGAGAAGGTGGCGGAGAAGGATAATAAGCCGCCTCCCGACCTTTCCGGGGGCATAGGGTTCGTGGACAACTTCGATCCAAATCCTGAGTGCCCTCGTTGCAACGGCGAGGGGAAAGGGGAGGCATTTTTTGCTGATACGCGGGATGTTGAAGGCGATGCCCGCTTTTTGCTGCAGGGCGTAAAGCTGGGCAAGTTCGGCATAGAGATAAACACGGCAGATAAAGATGCTGCCCGCCGTGAACTGGCAAAACTCCTCGTTGCCCGAGGAACTGGCACCGGGAAAGACAATAACGATCTTGCTCGTCAGCTTCTTGAGCTGGAAATTCGCAAGCGCGCGGCAGAGGCAGAGAGAGCTGAGCAAGAGGTTGAGCTGCGGCGAAAGGGAAATAGTCCAGATGAAGAGCCAACAGTGGTGATTAAGCTGGTGAATTCTCCGGATTCTGACTAACGGGCAAAACTGCGAAAACAGGCGTTTCGGACCAATTTTCGGCTATGCATTTTTCGGCCCTGTTTATGCACATTTTATTCACGTCGTTTTTCGCACTTTACTCATAGAAATAGACCGTTCAGCGACATTTTAAAATGGGCGGTGTTACCGCGGTGCGGATAAGGTCTATTATGTTAAATAGCCCCGTTTTCTGACAAATTTCCCATTTGGTCGGGATTCCGACCACCACCCCGTTTCACACTCACGACTCCATAATCACCAGGAGTCACCACAATGGCACGACCACGCAAACAAGTTGAGTTGCCGGGGCAGGAATCCACGGCGACCACAGGCGAGCAGGCCAGCAATAACGACAAGGCCGAAGTCGTTACCGGCGGCGCTGACAACAGTACCGACATTCAGCAGAAGGTTTCCGACCTGCTGGACGGCACGGCACAGGCCGAACGCAACGCCATCCTGTCCACACTTAACGAGCAGGCCGCAACAATCATCGCTCGCTTTGAAGACCTGGGCTTCACCGACCTTGCCGATCAGACGCTGACCAACAACCTCGAATTCCTCACCCTCGTCAAAAAAGCCACCACTGCCGCACCAGCTGTGCCACACGGCTACGTGACGAACGAAGAGGGTAAGCAGCAACCCGTCACTGGTAAGCCTGTGCTGACCGAGCACGGCTGGCACATCCCAGGCTAAGGAGAAACCTATGTGCGGTGGATTTGATATCAACAAAGCGCTGGATCCTGCTGGTCTTTTCACGAAAGACAAAATGCCTGACGTGCAGACCACAGACCCGCAGGCCGAAGCCGATGCCGCAGCGAACGCCGCAGCAAAAGCAGCGAACGCAGACGCAGCATCGCGCCGTAAGCGTAAACAGGGTTCTTCCCTGCTGGCAACCGGCTCTGATGGCTCGGCCGATTCTGGTAGTTCTTTGCTGGGCTCTGGCGCGACGGCCGCCGGTACTAAACGTTCCCTGGGGGCTTAATCGTGGATGATATCGCCGTAAAGCTGATTAAGCGTTCCGCAACGCTAAAAGCCAACCGTCAGATGCATGAGAGTGTCTGGCGCGAGTGCTACGACTACACCTATCCGCTGCGCGGCGCTGGATTCTCCGAAACCGTTCTCGATGTTCAGAGCGCAAAACACAAGGTGGCTAAGCTACTTGACGGCACAGCCACCGACAGCGCCCGCATGCTCGCCTCTGCGCTAATGTCCGGCATGACGCCAGCAAATGCGCAGTGGCTCAACCTCGACAGCGAATCACTGCCGGACGACGCCAAAGCCTGGCTCTCCACCTGCGCAACGCTGGTGTGGGAAAATATCCACGCTGCAAACTTCGACGCGGAGGGCTACGAAGCCAATCTCGATGTTGTGTGCGCTGGCTGGTTCGCGCTGTACGTCGACGAGGACAAGGAAGAGGGAGGCTACACATTCCAGCAATGGCCGCTGGCACAATGCTTCGTTACCTCCACCCGCCGCGACGGCATCGTGGACACGATTTACCGCTGCTACCAGCTCACCGCAGAGCAGGCGATTAAAGAGTTTGGCAAGGACAAGGTAAGCGACAAAATCCGCGACGCCGCAGCCAAAAAGCCAGACGATAAATTCGAATTCCTGCACTGCATCTTTCCCCGCGATAACTACGTTGTCGACGCCCGCCTGGCGAAGAACATGCGCTTTGCGTCGTTCAACGTAGACGTTAGCAACAAACAGGTTGTGCGCGAATCTGGTTACCACGAATTCCCTTGCTGCGTGCCGCGCTGGATGAAAATCCCCGGCGGTTCGTACGGCATCGGCCCGGTGTACGACGCGCTGCCCGACTGCAAAGAGCTGAACGAAACTAAGCGCATGGAGAAAGCCGCGCAGGATCTGGCTATCTCCGGCATGTGGATTGCAGAGGACGATGGCGTACTTAACCCTCGCACCGTCAAGGTTGGCCCGCGCCGCATCATCGTGGCAAACAGCGTCGACAGCATGAAGCCGTTGCTCACCGGCGCAGATTTCAACGTCGCATTCTCCGCAGAAGATCGCCTGCAGGCATCTATCCGAAAAATCATGATGGCCGACCAGCTGCAACCGCAGGACGGGCCAGCAATGACCGCAACCGAAGTGCATGTGCGCGTTGCACTTATTCGCCAGTTGCTGGGGCCGGTGTATGGCCGCTTCCAGGCTGAATACTTGCAACCACTGGTAGAACGCTGTTTCGGCATAGCATTCCGCGCTGGCGTATTCCCGCAGCCGCCTGAAAGCCTGCAAAACGCCAATTTCAACGTGCGTTACATCTCCCCTCTGGCGCGCGCACAGAAGCTTGAGGACGTTACGGCCATTGAGCGTTACGGCCAGAACATCATGCAACTGGCGCAGGCGTACCCGGATATCGTGGACAACATGGACAGCGACGAAGCGAGCCGGGTTGTGGGCGAAGCGCTGGGCGTTCCGGCAAAAGTTATGCGTTCGTCTGACGCAGTGGCCGATGTGCGCGAGCAGCGCCAGCAGACCAAGCAACAGCAGGCACAGCAACAACTCATGATGCAGGCGGGCAGCGAAGCCGCAGGCGCAGCAGGACAAACAGCCGGGGCAGAACTCGGCAGAAAACTGGCAGGTGGCTAATGAGAATCAAACAGGCAGAGCCAGCGGACTACAAACGCATTTTTGAGGAAATGCCGGGCGGGCAGCAGGTGCTCGATGAGCTAACACGCCGATTTGGGCGTGAGGCATACGTAAAGGGCGGTACTGATGGCGACCGCGAAACGTGTTACCGGGCCGGACAGCGCTCTGTGCTCGATTTCATTCTGATGCAAATCAACAAGGCAGATGGAGTAGACGACGATGTGGAAGATTAAACACGTATTCATGAACGCAGAGCCGGGCGCGGAAGGTGCACCGGCAGGGGGTGAAAATGATCCGGGTACTGGTGGCGATAATAATCCTGGTACTGGCTCCGTTCTCAGCACAGGCGCACAGGCGGGCGCGAATGATTGGTTACCGGAAAAATACCGTGTCAGCGGCGAAGATGGCGCTCTTAACGTTGAGCAATCAGCCCGTAAGCTGGCCGAGGCTCATGTGGCGCTTGAGAAGCGCATGGGGGGCGTTGGTACAGCGCCGAAAACTGCCGATGAGTATTCGCCAGCGGTAGAGGTAGAGGGCTTTAAGTGGGATGAGTTTAAGGCAGCTCCGGAAACCCAAAGTTTCCTCAAAGCCGCTCACGCTAAGGGCATCACCAACGATCAGATGGGCTTCATCCTGGGTGAATACGTGAAGAATGCCCAGCAGATTGCCACAGGCTCAGCGGAGCTTGATGCAGAGGCGGCAACAACCGCACTGCGCGAGACGTGGAAAACGGACGCTGATTTTAAGCAAAACATTGGCCTGGCGTATCGCGCGTTTAACTCGCTGGCAGAGCAGGGCGACGATATCAACGTTATCGGCAATAACCCAATGGTTATTCGCATGCTTGCGAAGATTGGTGCCGAAATGCAGGAAGATGCCCCAGCGGGCGGAGAAATTAACCCGAGCGAGCAGCAGAGCATTCGCGAGCTGATGAAGTCCCCGGCGTACATGGACGCCAAACACCCAGACCACGAGCGTGTATCTGCTCAGGTTCGCGCGTTCTATCAGAAGAGCTACGGCGATCAAACCGTAGCGTGACCAGTCACGAAGCAAAGAGGAAAAACTAATGCCTGACAATCAACAGATGCTAACACTTGACCAACAGAAAATTATTTTTCAAACCAAAGCGGATGTGCTGGCATCGATTATTAAATGCCAGGTGCCGGAAAGAGACGCCGCTGAAAAACTAGCTGAAATGGTTAGCGCAGCGTTCGAGAAGTTAACCGCATAACACCTTAGAGATGTATCAAAAGCCAGTCTAACCGCTGGCTTTTTTTATTTGGTCGGGATTCCGACCGCGCACCTAACTAACAATCACTCCACAGCCCGGCGGGGACGCCGGATACCTGATTTTTCCCACAGTGCGTAAGCGCCACCCGCATTGTGCAGACCTGGGCCGGGAAACCGATACCCCAACGGGCGATAATTTCTGGAGTGACAGTTATGACTTTTAATGCCAACAAAAGCATGATTACAGCTGCGTTCGTCACGCAGTTTCATGATTCTTTTGATATCGCATCACAGCAAAAAGAATCACGCCTGCAGGCGACTGTAATGGATCGCGGACGAATTACCGGCGCATCGTTTACGGTCAACGATATGGGCAATATCGAAATGAACACCATTACAACGCGATTTGGCGATACGGTGTGGGATGTTCCAGAGGCAGGAACCCGTAACGTTCTCATGGCTGACTACGGAGTATTCGTACCGGTTGAAAAGCGTGATTTGCGTAAAATGATTGCCGACCCGCAAGGCCCATATTTGCAATTAACACTGGGTGCCGCAAACCGCAAAAAGGACGATGTTATCTATCGCGCCTTGCTCGATCCAGTGCTCCGTAAGACTGAAAACAATGGCGCTTACACCAGCGTCGTGCTTCCGGCCTCACAAAAGATCGTCGCTGGCGGTACGCCAATGACTAAAGCCAAATTGATTGCCGCTAAAGCAATGTTCCGTCGCAATGAGTGTGACGAGCAGAACGGCGAAGACCTGTTCATGGCCTATAACGCCGATATGCTTACGCAGATCCTGAGTGACACATCGCTGACCAGCGCTGACTTTATGGCCGTGAAAATGCTGCAGGAAGGTGCGGTGTCTTCTAAATGGCTCGGCTTCAACTGGATCGCATATGAAAAACTGGATTCCGTTACTGCGGAGAATGCTACTACCAAAACTGCTGCAGCATGGTGTAAATCCGCTGTGCATTTCGGTACCGGCGAAGAGTACAACGTCGATATCGGCCCGCGTCGCGATAAAAACAACACGATCCAGATTTCCGTTGATGCGTCCTATGGCGCTGGCCGTGCCGCAGAAAACAAAGTCGTTGCCATCGATTTCGTTGCTTAACCGCTGGTGTGTTTACCGGGGTTCGCCCCGGTCTTTTTTCATCTGAGGTTCCGCTATGGCTTCGAGTGTTTCTATCTGCTCTAACGCGCTGCTGGCGCTGGGCGCACACCCAATCAACGATCTTGTGGAAAACACGGAGCATGCACGACTGTGCTCAAATATTTACCCTACGGTTCGCGATAATCTTCTCCGCGCTCACCCGTGGAATTGTGCAGTTAAACGCGTTGTTTTATCCCCCGTCAGTACAACCCCTGTTTTTGGCTTCGGTTTTCAGTTTTCACTGCCAGGCGATTTAATCCGCGTCCTGTCCGTAGGCGAACCGCATGACGACATCCACTACCGCGTTGAGGGTAAGCGTCTGCTGGCAAATATGCAGGTTTTACGGCTTCGCTATATCTTCCGCAATGAGGACGAGTCAACCTGGGACGCTGCGCTGGTGAACGTGGCAGAAACCACCATGCAGGCAAAGCTGGCATATGCCGTAACTGGGTCTGCCAGTATGCGCGATAGCCTGACGCAGGAAGCCGCGTTTTTATTACGCCAGGCCAAATCTATCGACGGACAGGAAGAGCCGCCGGAAGAACTGGGCGGCTACCTGACTTACGAATCGAGGTTCTGACATGCGCGCCAACCTGATTAAAACGAACTTTACAGCCGGGGAAATATCTCCACGTCTTATGGGGCGCGTTGATATCGCCAGGTACGCCAACGGCGCGAAGACCATAGAGAACGGTGTCGTAGTTGTGCAGGGTGGTGTCATGCGCCGCCCTGGTACGCGCTTTGCAGCGACTGCAAAATATGGCGACAAAAAAGCTCGCCTTATTCCTTATGTGTTTAACCGTTCACAGGCCTATGTGTTGGAATTCGGCGAAGGTTATATGCGCGTTTTCCAGAACGGCAAGCAGCTTGTTAACGCTGACAATACGCCGTACGAGATTACCAGTCCTTACACCGCTGACATGCTGCCTGATGTGAATTATGTGCAGGGCGCTGACACCATGTTTTTAGTGCATGAGCAGGTGGCCCCACAACGCCTGCAGCGGCGCGGGCAAACTGAGTGGGTGCTGGAGCCGGCCCCCTTTGACGTTGAACCGTTCGACGAGATTCGGGATACGCCACAGAAGTGGTGCAAGCCATCGACAAAGCAATATGTGGGATCTGAAATTACGCTCACGCTGAGCGATGCAGAGCCGCCAGAAAACAGCGATGGCACGTTAACAGGGGCCGGGTGGTCGGCGGCTGATGTTGGTTCTTATGTGCGAATTAACGATGGCCTTGTTCTCATTGAAAGTATCACAAGTTCTCAAAAGGCTGTGGGTGTCATTCGCACTGTGCTGTCGGCTACGCAGGCGGCCTCCCCTGGTGCGTGGACCAGGGAAGATTCTGTCTGGGGCGGCGACATGGGTTACCCCGGCGCGGTGACACTCTACCAGCAGCGTCTTGTGCTTGCCGGTTCGCCGCGATTCCCTCAGGGAATCTGGTTCAGCGAGACGGGGCTTTATCTGTCCTTTGAACTTGGTACCGCGGACGACAAGGCAATTAGCTTCACGCTCTCTTCTGACCAGCTCAACCCCATTGTGCACCTGGCACAGATGAATACCCTTATCGCACTGACCTATGGCGGTGAGTTCACGATCACTGCGGGTAATGAATCAGCCATAACCCCGACGAACATTTCGGTGAAAAACCCAAGTCCATACGGTTGCAACAACATGCGACCGCTGCGTGTCGGTACCGAAATTATGTTTGTTCAGCGCGCAGGAAGAAAACTCTACTCTGCGGCGTACGATCCAGATTCTTTTGTAGCCTACACCGCTACCGACATGACCGTACTTGCAGAGCATATTACCGCAAGCGGTGTAAGAGATATGGCATACCAACAGCAGCCTGATCCTTTTGTGTGGATGGTGCGCAATGACGGCATTATGGTGTCGATGGCTATTGACAGGACACAGGATGTTATTGCCTGGACCCGGCAGATCACCGAAGGTGCTTTCGAATCTGTTGCATCTATCCCGTCAGAAAACGACGACGTAACTTACGTGTCTGTCGCCCGCCTGGTTAACGGAAATTATGTACGCCACATCGAGGTGTTAGATAGCACCATGCACACTGATTCAGGCGTAACTGGCGTTAGCGCCGACGGCACAGCAACGTGGGCCGGACTTTCTCATCTTGAGGGAAAAGTTGTCGATGTGGTTGCAGATGGTGCTGTTATGCCGCAGGCAACCGTGAGCGGGGGCCAGATAACTCTGCCCAGAAAAGCAAAAGCGGTAGAAATAGGCCTGCATTTTGAAACGTCGATCGTAACGCTCACGCAGGAGGTTCCTACCTCCGAAGGTACCACCCAGAACGCGCGTAAGCGCACCAGCGAAGTTACCTTGCGGTTCCTTGAAACAACGGGTGCCGAGTGCAACGCCCAGGTTATTCCATTCCGGACCTTTGGCCCCAAAATCCTTAATCAGCCAGCGCCGCTATTCACCGGCGATCACTACATGGGGAAATTGGGCTGGGAGCGCGGAGAAGATACCCTTCTTATCCAGCAACGGCAGCCTCTCCCATTCCACCTTCTTGCCATTATCACCACCTTTACGAGCAACGGGGGTTAATCATGATCAGGCCTGCAGGATTTAGAGATATTCCTGAAATTATCCGTCTTTCAGAAACAATGCATCAGGAATCTCGTTACCGGGATCTCCCTTACAGTGGGCAGAAATTTTCAGCGCTATTGCGACGCCTGATTGACTCACCTAGCGGAATGGTTGCCGTGGCTGAGAAGGACGGGCAGATCGTTGGCGCCGTCGCCGCCGTGATAACCGAGCACTATTTTGCCGATGCGAACATCTCTTATGAGCTGGGGCTTTATGTGGAAAAAGCGCATAGGGGGACGCTGGCGGGCTATCGACTGGCAAAAGAATACATCACATGGGCAAGGTCAAAAGGGGTGGACCAGATAGACATGGGTATCACAACGGGCATCGATGAAGATCGCACCGGCCGGATGTACGAAAGGCTCGGTCTTAAGCATGTTGGTATCGTTTTCTCAGGAGGTAAATAATGGCATGGGTAGCGCTGGCGGCGGCGGCCGTTTCCGCCCTGGGCTCGATGAAGCAGGGTAACGACGCTAAAGCAGCGGCAAATTATAACGCTGCGCAGGCGACAGCAGACGCGCAGGCGAATACCGCAGCTGCCAAAGTGCAGGCGCAGCGTATCCGTGAGCAGGGGGCGCAGCAGGCCTCACAGGCAAACGCCGCTTTTGGTGCATCAGGTGTTGAAACTGATAGCGGCACGGCGCTGCGTGTAACGTCAGGCATCGCCGGGGATGCCGAGCAGGATGCATACCAAACCATTCTTAATGGCGTAAACGGGTCTAACCGCATGCGTGCTCAGGCCCAGGCCGATAGGCTGAGCGGGAAGCAAGCTCAACAGGCCGGAATGATTAACGCTGGAAGCTCGCTGCTCTCGTCTGGTTCAAAAATGTATAGCGGGTGGAAAAACTAATGCGCATACCAACGGGTAATTTTGGAAACGTAACACCGGAAGCCCTATCCGGTCGCGTGGGCCTCAGTAATGTTGGTGCGGTAGGCAATGCTCTCGCCGGAGTTGGTGCGGCCGTTAACGATGTGTCTGACGTCATTCAGCGCGAGAGAAAGAAAGCGGATTTAGCTGCCACTCAGGCGGCACTAACAGATCTGGAAGCCAAATCAAACGACCGCTGGGAAAACCCTGAAACGGGGGCGCTGGTTACCCGTCAGGGCTTTAACTCCACCGGTGTTGGCCTAGACATGGATAAACTCGATTCATCGGATTATGACGAGGCGAGAAAGAAGGTACCCGAAGGGCAGTTAACCTACTTCGATGCTCAGTGGAAAGCAGCCCAAGTTCGACGCATGAGCACGTACAGCTCGTTCGAACGCTCGCAAACGGCACAGGCGCAGCAGGGGCAGTTTGATACTACCGTTAAATCCTCCGTACAGCAGGAGGCCGACGCGTTTGATAACCCTGACGCTGCCGCGTTAATTCGCGGTGCTCGCAAACACTCTATCGAGCTATACGGGCAATCACAGGGCTGGTCATCTGAGCAAATCACCCAGGCTTCCTACGAGGCCGATCAGCGTGCGATGGAACAGCGTGCACAAAATTATGCGGTAACAAATCCAACCGGCTGGCTGTCTGGAGATTTCCCGACGAAAGAAAGTGGCGGCATGGATATGCGGGCCATCGGGATTGTGGAATCCGGCGGTAAACATTTCTCTGCTGATGGTAGCGTTACCCAAGGGCCGGTAACAAAGTCCGGCGACAGGGCGCAGGGACAGTACCAGTTAATGCCCGACACAGGGAAAGAGCTGGCGGCTAAACGCGGCGTTGAGTACAACCCTAGCGACCCCGAACAGCATGCGCAACTGGCTAAAGATTACGTCGGCGAACTGTATTCTAAATATGGCTCAGAAATGTTAACCGGCGCGGCATACAACTGGGGGCAGGGTAACGTCGATAAACTCATTTCTAAAATTGGCGACCCGCGCAAAGGTGAGGTGTCGCAGGCTGAGTTTATTAAGAATCTGCCAGCAGAAACGCGCGGCTGGCTGTCGCGCTACAACAAAAATAAAACCGGGTTAGATCCTGTAGCCGTCGATAAAATTGACAGCATCGCAGAATCAAAAATCCTCGAGCAGCGTACGAACCTGCGCCAGCAGATTGACCCGATCCTCAACAATACGATGACGCAGCTCTACAACGGCGACGTGCCGGACGCAATGCCTGACAAAGCGACCATTAATTTTGCGTACGGTGAGCATGGCGGCCAGATGGTAAAGCAACTGGATATCGCTATTACCAGCGCAAAAAAATTCCAGGCTATCCAGTATCTCGATCCTGTTCGCCAGCAGGCCGAGCTGGCACAGCTTAAGCCGCAGGCTAACGACCCGGATTATGCGCTTAAACTCGATGCGTATGGCAAAATCGGCGCACTGGTGCAGAGAAGCAACACTACGATTCAGGCTCAGCGTGATTCCCGCCGCTTCAACGACGCTGTTCTGATGGGGGAAAAGCTCGACCCCTCAGACAAGGCAATGCAGGGCGCAGCCGATACCACGCAGCCAGCGCAGTATTTCCGCATTAACGATGCGTCTACGCACGATGGCATTGTCCAGCAGGTAGCCCAGACGGGCATCATCCCTTCTCAGGTCACCACCCAGCTTGCTGCAGTTTCCCGCGCGCGTAGTCCTGACGTTGTTAATCAAGGGGCGCAACTGTTCGACCGCCTCTACAACGCCGACCCTGCATCGGTAGGCAGCATGCCGAAAGACATGCAGAGTTTTTACCTTACTGTTAAACAGTTGAGCGATGCGGGCATGTCGCCAGAGTCTGCTGTAGAGCATGCGCAGAACGTGACGTACAACCAGACCGACGCTTTCAAGCAGCAACTGGCATCGACTCAGGGAACAAAGGACTACAAAAAAGACCGTAGTAGCGCGATGGATTCCGCTGTCAGCAAAATGTCAGGCTTCTTTAGCTGGGGTGGGCCATCTGCTGACGATACCAACCCTGACACGGTACGGTTCCGTAACGACTATCAGTCACTCTACGATATCAATTACCGCAGCTCGGGCGGCAACGCAGATGTTGCGAAGAAAATGACCAATCAGCAGATCGCGCGCACATGGAGCATAAGCGATGTAAACGGCGACGCTAAGCTCATGAAGTACGCACCGGAGGCGCTTTACAACTACGGCCCTTCGGGGTGGCAGGCAGAGCAGTGGAAGTCTGAGAAAGAACAGCTTATGTACGGCGACCGCAAAGAAACCATCACCACAAGCCCTACAGCTTTGGGCATCACCTCCGGCAACGCGCCGCCAACAAAAACCACAGTCCCTAAATCCAGCATTGGTGGCGAGTTGGAAATCACGCCGGACGTTCTGACGGCCAGCAATGGGGATTACGCCATTATGGTTCGCACTAAAGATAAGGACGGCATAGAGGGCGTGCAGCCCTACTACGATAAGGCCGGGAGGCCGATGCGCTGGAAGCCATCGCTTGAGGACTGGGAGCCGTATCAAAAATCACAGAAAGAACGTGAGCAGCAGGCCCAGGACGAATTATCCCGAGGACAGGAAATTCGTGGATTTAAAGATAAACACCGGGCGCTGGATCAGCAGTACGAGCGGTTGCACAACGAGCGCATGGACCGTGTTAAAAATTACTTCTCATGGAGTACAGACTAATGCCGATTTACCCAACTCCAGAAGAAAGCAGCAACGGTTACACATCAGCGGCCAGTGTGCTGCCGCAGCCTACAGGTTTTGATGTGCCTTTGCCTTTGGGCCGTAACCCAGAACCTCAGGAAGAACAGCCCTCTGTGTGGGGAGCAGCTTTTCGTCAGAATAACCTGCTTGCCGGAATGTTCCGCCCGTCGAAGCAGTTCGAGAATCAGGACGGGTATAACCCGTACACGGACAAAAATGAGTTGCACGGTTACGAACAGTGGGGATCTGCGTTCGCAGATTCTCGCTCCCCGGAGGAAACTGCCTGGATAAAACAGCAGATTGACGACGAGAACGAAGACAGGCGCGTACTTTCCGATGCTGGCGGTGAGGGAGTGCTCGCCAGCATTGCGGCGGGCGTTGTTGACCCTGTTACTGTCGCATCGATGTTTATCCCAGGCGCTCAGGGTGGTGCCGTTGCCCGTATTGCTTCACAGGTGGCTATCGGGGCGGCCGGTACCGCGTTAAGCGAGGTCGGGCTTAATAACCAGCAAATCACCCGCACCTGGGGCGAAAGCGCGTCGCACGTCGCCGCGGGAGCTTTGCTTAGCGGTGTATTTGCCAGTGCCGGTGCGGCAATCTCGCCAGCTGTCAGAACCACCGCAACACGTGAGGTGGCGGACGCACTGGATAACGTGCGCGTAACATCGCCGGTTGATGCGGCAGCGGAATCGCTCCCCAATGGCGGCAGTGTCGGCGCGGCGCGGATCAGCGAAGCCACGCTGGAAGATTTAACCCCTGCAGGCGGAGCTGTCAGTAAAGCGGCCCGCAAAGCAGGGAGCTACCTCACCCCTATTACTCGCCTGATTGAGTCGCCGTCTCTGACCTCGCGCCGCACTGCTCTCGAGTTGGCAGAGAACAATTTCACGCTCGAGGGGAATCTACGGGGGATAGAAACGCCGGTTGCCGCAGAAACGCGTGTTCGTGGCTGGCGCCGGGAAGAGGCGGCGGTGGTCGTCACCAATAAGCAGGCCTGGACAAAATATAAAGCTGATAGCGGGGATCTGAGTTTCGCCTCATTCCGCGAGGAAGTGGGTAACGCGATGCGCAGCGGTGATGCGCACAGTAACCCGGTGGTGCAGGAAGCCGCTCAGGCCATGCGGCAGGTCGTGAACAAAGTCAAAGTGGCGCAGCAGAAATTAGGGCTGCTGCCCGGTGACGATGAACTGAAAGCTATCGGCCAGACCAGCTATTTCCCGCGTGTGTACAAAGTCGGCAAGATCGTTAATGAGCGCGATCAGTTCAGAAAGATGTTGGTTGACTGGTGGTCACGTGGTGAAAAAACCATGTCTCGCGAAGAGGCGGAAATTACCGCCGACGCCACCATTAACAAAATTGTCGGCGCCAAAATTCCGCAGGACTTCGCCAACGTCTTTACGGTCAAATCAGCCGGCAGCACTAAAGGGCGAACACTGAGCGTGCCGGACAATCTCATGAAAGACTATCTGGAAAGCGATGCCAACTACGTGCTACAGCGCCATATCCGTGAAGCGGCGGCCGAGGTGGAGTTAACCAAAACTTTTGGCAGCAAGACGCTGGAGAAGCAGCTCAAAGACATTCAGGATGAGTACGACGCACTCATGCGAGCAAAACCAGCGGAACAGTCCAGGCTGGCAAAAGCGCGCGATAATGATATTCGCGATATCACTGCGCTACGTGATCGCCTGGTGGGTACCTACGGCATGCCGGACGACCCCTCGTCGTTTTTTGTCCGCGCCGGTGCGTTTTTACGTAGCGCTAACTTTGTCACCAAACTGGGCGGAATGACGGTATCGGCAATTCCCGATCTGGCGCGTGGGGTTATGGTGAACGGCTTCAGCAATATCACGCGGGGTTATGGCGCCCTGATAACCAAATCACCGGCGTTTCTCGCCGCACGCGCTGAACAAAAGAAAATGGCTGTAGGCCTCGAAACTATTCTACACAGCCGCGCCCGTACAATGGGCGACCTGGTAGATAGCTCGTCCCGCACAACTGCCGTGGAAGCAGGCATGGAGCGTGTTACTGAGGCATTCGGAAAGCTCACGATGATGGGCCACTTCGACGACATGAACAAATCGGTAAACGGCCTGATAACTTCTGACGGTATTCTTTCCGGTGCGTTCCCGGCGAAACGTCTGGCCAAGCTCGGCATTAACGAGAATATGGCATCGCGTATTCAGGCGGAGTTCAGAGCGCACGGCGAAAATATTGGCGGCTGGCACATTGGCAATTTTGAAAAGTGGGACGATCAGCACGTCGCGGGGGTATTCCAGGCGGCAGTATTGAAGGACGTGAGCAATACCGTGGTTACGCCGGGGATCGGTGATACACCACTGTGGGCCAGTACGCCGCTTGGTAAAACAGTATTCCAGTTTAAATCCTTCGCCACCGCATCCTATAACCGCGCAACCCTGGGCGGCCTGCAGGAAGGAACAGCGCAATTTTATTACGGTACCGCTTTCCAGATCGGGCTTGGCTCGCTGACTTACGCGTTGAAGCAGGCAGCTAACCAGCGTGATATCGACTGGTCACCACAAAAGCTGGTGCTGGAAGGTATCGACCGCTCAGGCATCCTTGGTCCGCTCATGGAATATAACAACATGGCGGAAAAGGCATCCGGCGGTATGGTAGGGCTGGGGGCGTTGCTTGGTACCGGTACACAGTCCCGTTACGCCAGCCGTGGGTTTATTGGCTCAGCGCTGGGCCCAACCTTCGGCCTGCTGGACACCATCACTGATGTAACCGCCGGGGTGCTAAACGGCGATGCTGGCGACCGGGTGCTGCACAATGTGCGCACCCTGCTGCCAGGTAATAATCTGTTCTGGATTGCCCCACTGATTAACCAGGTAGATCCAGGGATGAAATAATCGGTCAGGATTCCGACCTACAACCCGCGCCATCATAGCCCTGTAACCACTACAGGGCTTTTTTTATGCACGCAGACTACAAAACCCGCCTTACCGCACTGACCGATAAACTCACTGATGCCGTGCTCGAAGAGGCCGACCCAGAGAACTGGGCTGGAGGTAACAAGCGCGTTGACGAGCTAACCAAACAGGAGCGCGGCGACCGCTACTGGGACAAGAAAAACGCTGCGGCATCCCTCACGCTGCTGATTAAGGTTCATTCTCTTATCGGCATGCAGACGCGTGGCGGTACGCCTAAGGATAACCCTGACCAGGACGATGAAGCCTTTGAGCTGGGCAAGCAGGTTAGCAAGGCTGAGAAAGCAGCTGCCGCTATCATTGAGCGCATACAGAAAGGGCAAAAATGATTTCGTTCCTCGCCTTCTTTTTGATGTGGGCGGAACGAATGAACTGGGACGTTCCGGATTGCCACTATAAAGCCTGCCATTGGCTGGAGCATCGCGGCAACCTCGCGGTGCTTCGCTGTTTTCGTGGCTTCGGCAAATCTACCATTCTGGCTGTGTACAACGCATGGCGGTATTACTGCGACCGCCAATACCGCATTTTGCATCAGTCAGAAGCTGACGGCACTGCATATAAAACCAGTCGAGACACGCAGAACGTTTTACGAAACCATCCGCTGACAAAAGGCATGCTGCCTGACGGGCAGGGGACAGTCGAGCAATGGTGGGTGAATGGTGCGCTGGATATGCGTAACGGCAGCATGTACGCCAAAGGCATTTTATCTAACGTAACCTCGGCCCGTGCGAACGAGTGCCAGAACGATGATGTAGAAGTCCCCCGCAACATCCAGACCCCGGAGGCGCGTGAAAAACTCCGGTATCGCCTGGGCGAGCAAACTCACATCCTGATCCCCGGTGGTCGTAAGCTGTACATCGGTACGCCGCACACCCACGACAGCCTTTATGATGAGATTGAATCTATGGGCGCAGACTGTTTGACGATTAAGCTTTTTGGTCAAGAAAAGCGCATAGAAGCCAAGGAGGCTACACAGCTGCATTACCCTGTACCGTTTCGTCCTGAATATGTCTTCGCCGGGATCCACAAAAGTGCACGTCTGCTGGTGGAAGGTGTCGACTACAAACTGACGACAACCGGCGTTGAATTTGCCACCGCGCCAGATACCGTTATTGATTTGTACGCTGATTGCGAGTGGCCAGAGCGATTCACCCGTGAAGAGATGGAGAACCGCCGCAAGGAAACGCGCACGGTTAACGAGTGGGACAGTCAGTACCAGTTGCACAGTAAACCTGTGGGTGATGTACGACTCGACCCCGATCGCATCCGCGAATACAACGTGCACCCTGAAATACGCTACGCCAACCGCACCGCATCAATGTGGCTCGGCAGCACCCAAATCGTGGGCGCTGTCGCCTGGTGGGATGTTGCCACCGGCAAAGTTAAGGCTGACGCCTCGGCGCTGTCGCTGATGCTGACCGACGCGCGAGGTCACCTTTACTGGCATGTGTGCCGGGAGCTGACTGGCGAGCTGGCAGAGTTTGACGATAACGACAAAATCACCGGTGGCCAGGTGATGCAGATTAAAGAGCTGGTGGTTAAATTCCAGATCCCGGTTGTCTGCGTCGAAGTGAACGGCCCCGGCAGCTTCGCGGGTAAGCTGCTGCGCCAGGCACTCAAGGGTACTGGCTGCGGCGTCCGGGAAGAGTTCAGCGTCACCAATAAGCAAAAGCGCATTCTGGACGCGTTCGAAGCGCCTCTATCCTCCAGGTTCTTGTGGGCGCATAGCGACGTACTGGACGGGCCTATGTATGACCAGTTGCGTGACTTCAACCCGGAACTGACAAACCAGCCAGATGACTTTATCGACTCGGGGGCGGGGGCTATCAGCTCAACACCAGTACGTATTGGGAAAGTAGTCGGGATTCCGACCTGTCAGACGAGAGAACATTGGCAACTAAGTGACGGAGACCATCAGGTTGAAGTCGATTATTAACCTGCCAGAGGTTTCGTTATGTCGGTACCGAACCAGACCCCTTACGTTATTTACAACGCCAACGGTATGACAACCGTTTTTCCCTTCGAGTTTTATATTATCGCTGCTGGTGATATTCAGGTCAGCATTAACGGTACCGTAGCCACCAGTGGATATAGCGTTTCCGGCTCAGGTAACGTTAGCGGGGGTTCAGTGGCCTTTCTGACGCCGCCTGCCAACGGCGATGCTGTTATGCTTGAGCGAGTAGTACCTACATACCGTCTCACCGATTATCAGGATAACGGTGATCTGCTAGCTGATACCATCAACAAAGACTTTGATCGCCTGTGGATGGCAATACAGCGGTCTTCTATTTATCTCGGTCTTGCATTGCGCCGTCCACTTTTGGGAGGGCCATTTAATGCTGATGGGTATCGCATTGCAAATCTCACCGGGCCTGTAAGCGACCTTGACGCAGCGAATAAAGAATACGTAGATGATATTTATGCGTATTTACTGCAAACTATAAATACGGCACTAGACACTATTAAAAACGGTTTGTATGGCTATAACACGAAGAGGTCTTTTGAGCTGGGTAATACCCTCAGCTATCCTAACGACATTCTTCTCCAGGAAAGCTCTGGGGAGTGGTTCAGATGGGACGGGACGCTTCCCAAAGTTGTTCCCGCTGGTTCTACCCCAGAAAGCGCCGGCGGGATCGGAGAAGGGAAATGGGTATCTGTCGGTGATGCGTCGCTTCGTGGGGATCTTGCAACACCCGATGGGTATAAGCTCATAGGCGGCTTGCCTGAAAATTACGGCTGGCCAGCAAACACTATTGTTGTTGACCGCCCCCCATTTAATGGAAATTTGAGAGCCGCGCTTAATTCAATTCCAGCCAGTGGAAATAAGAGGGTATTACTGGGTGAAAGTTCATCCTACGACCTTGGTGGCTATACCAATACCAAGCCTAATGTAGCGATCATTGGCACAAGAATGCCTAAAGCAGACATGACCAGCAAAACGTTAGTTGCAGGTTCAGGGTCAATTATTCGCGGGTACATTGTAAATAACGCCGCAGGATTTACCCTATCCAATTTAGGTATTGATAATAGCGATACGGTGAGAACCACTTTGCTGGGCGGCACCTATGCAGATGCTTATTGTAATGAAAACTTCCCATCTAATGCGAATATTCAATACGGTGACCTGGTAATAATGCAAGCGGATACTCATGGCGGTACGGTCGGCCTACAGCATGGCATTCGTAGCGAATGGGGGTCCGGTGTTCGTCAGATTGGCGATGTGTCAATTTTCATGGGATACCACGGGCATGTGGTTAAAGTAAGTGATTTTACTGGAAGTAGTTATACTACTTATTGTCAGGGTACACATGCTGACTCTGCAATTCTTAAAGCTGATACCGGAACTGGTCCGGTAACAAATATACGTTTTGGCAACGTTATTTGTGATGGCGGAGACCCAGTAAGCGCCCCGATTGCTACAACAGGCGGTGTTGTTTATGAAGCCGCTGGAGCCACTCTTTCTGGCGTATCTATTGGAGATATAACAGCACGTAATGCTCGGTACGCTTTCATTACTGCGACTACTACCACTGCATTCTGCTCGCAAATATCAGTAGGGCATATTGACGCGGCTAACTGCGATGATGGTACAAACTTAACTACGGTTATAGATATATGGCTTTACACTGTTGGATTGAACATAAAATCACACAATGTACGAAATTGCAGAAATATGATTGGGGTTCGAGTTAGTGGCCCGTCTTCAACTAATCCAGCAATAAACAACAATAGTATACATATCGGCTCGGGGCAATCATGTAATAACTTACAGGGCTACAACCTTGCGGGGGGGGTCACACATGGGGCGCTATATGCAGAAAGTAACGTTGGCTGGGGCTTTGACTTCCACGGTTACGCTGGTCCTGGGTCAAGCGCCGCCACTACATTCAGCGGCATTGGCGTTAACCAGTCACTGATTTCAGGGCGCGCTAACGGCTCTGGGCTTATTTCTGGAACACCTTCTGCTATCTCCGCACTACTCGGCACATGGACAGATAGCTTGTCATTTAAGGCTGAAATAATAGGTGGAATGGTGCGCATCTCCGGCCAACTAGCGAAGGGTGCCGCAGGGCAAGCTAACGCGGTACAGATGCTTTCCCATGCTTTTCCGGCTTCCGTAGTCCCAATATCTGCCTGGGGCACGAACGGCTCATCTGTTCTTATTCCGGTTGAAGCTAATATCGGCCCTGACGGCATTCTGAACGTGCCTGGCTTTGCATCTATTGCCAGTACAGTAAGCTTCTACGGCGAGTACAGAATCAAATAGCTTAATGTTTGGTCGGGATTCCGACCGCTTTCTCCCCTTACCCTCGCAGCACTTAATCGCGTTCCCTCCGGGGGTAAGGTATGAGGATGAACCCGCAAAACAACTGGCTTGCCTGGGTAGGCAACGGGCTGACAACCGTTGCAGCTTATCTCGGCATCACTACTCTAGATTTAACCTATCTTGTCCTGGCTGTTCTCGGCTTCCTTCTTTCTCTTCTTGGCTGGCTTGATCGCCGGTCGAAAATCAAAGCTGATCGCCACGCCAGTGCTGAGCGTCTGGCGCTCGACCGCCAGCGCACCCGTGCAGTAATCGAATTTCTGAGCAAATCGGACTCTCATAATCTCGACCAGACCGACGAGGTTGTTGCCAAAGTTCAGCGCGTTATGGCTGAAACGGAGGTGCAGCCGTGAAAGGCCTGGTAAAGAAACTTAGTCCCGCGCTAATCAGCCTCATTCTGGCCGGGGCCACAGCGCCGGTGATTATGGATCAGTTCCTGGACGAGAAAGAAGGCAACCACCTGACCGCGTACAGTGACGGCTCAGGTATATGGACTATTTGCCGTGGTGCCACAACGGTGGACGGTAAGTCGGTGGTGCAGGGTCTGAAACTGACAGCAGCCAAATGTGAGCAGGTAAACGCTATCGAACGTGATAAGGCGCTGGTCTGGGTGGAGCGCAATGTGCATGTGCCGCTGAGCGAGCCGCAGAAGGTCGGCATAGCGTCGTTCTGCCCGTATAACATTGGGCCCGGCAAATGCTTCTCTTCCACGTTCTATCGCAAGCTTAACGCTGGTGACCGCAAAGGCGCTTGCGCTGAAATCCGACGCTGGGTTTTTGACGGTGGTCGCGACTGTCGGCAGACCAAAGGGCAGGCCAGCGGCTGCTTTGGTCAGGTGGAACGGCGAGATCAGGAATCCGCGCTGGCGTGCTGGGGGATCTACGAGTGACAGCGAAATTTAAACTGCTGGTTATCGGCGTTCTGCTGGCGCTATTTGCTGGCGCATTTTACTCAGGCTACCTCAAAGGCTGGTATGCGCACAGCGAGCACGTGAACAGCCAGGCGAAAGCCAAGCAGAAGAAGGCAGAAAAAGCTGTCGCTACAGGCGAGCAGAAAGCAGCAGCGGCCAGCACCGAAGCCAAAGTAATTTACCGAACCGTTTATCGTGACGTGGTGAGATATGTTAATGACCCGAACCGTACTGTGTGCCGTTTTGACGATGGCGCTGTGCAGCTGCGGCAGCGTGCAATCGACGCGGCCAACAATATCCCCGGATTTGATGAACCCGCCGTGCAAGATCAGTAACGCAGGCCGGGATAGTGACGAAGACCTCCAAGCGGATACCCAAACGGCAGAATGCGCGCGGGAGCTGCGTACTAACATCTATCGCTGGCAGTCTTGGTATAAGGCTACGGATCAATAGAGTTCGCCAGCAGCAGCGCTGTGCTGGACTGGTTGTCGGCTATCGGCATTCTGTGGTGGCTAGAGGGCTTGGTGTGTCGATCTTGTTGCTTGATAGGCAGGGTGTCTATCGTGTCGATGGCGCTAGGGAAGGGCAACAAAAACCCGGCTCGGTGGCCGGGTTGATAACTATGCAGCAGTCTTCAAAATGATCCTTGCAGCATGTTCTACTGAGTGTACAGGAGTAATTGCCACGTCATAGGTATTAGCTAAATCTTCAAGAGCTAAATAAGCGCTTTGTATTGACATGATATTTTTATCAGAGTAGGCCGGATCATCATCAGTGGGGCGAAACACTATCATTTGATGATTATTATGACGGAAAAGATTATCGTGTTTTTTAATCATTGAAAGATCAGATATTTTTGCTTTACCATCTTTAACAAACTCATTTAAATTAGAAGGCAACAACTTTCCTGTATTAATAGCCGCATTGTCACTGAGATAAAAAATTTTAGCTGGGCGGTGACCATCTGAAAAACTGAACTGCCTATTAAAGAAGCACTCTCGCCTAGCATCCTCTCGCAAAACTGCATCGATAAGTTGGGTAGACCAACGATCTTTCTCTCTGGTTTTTTTAACCTTTCCTTCTTCGTCAAGGTTTGTGTCCAGTAATGAAGACAGGCTTGAGGATAGAGAAACAGCTTGCCTTAAAATCCCTGTAGTAGTTGAAGATGCAGCATCCCTAGGCATGCCTACAGATATGCCAGATATAGGAGGATGCCATCCGGGGAACTCTCCTATCAGCTCAAGATGGCTCTTCAAACTGTTTGTGATCAATTCAACCATGTTATTGAATGAAGATGCTCTGAAGCCATACATTGCCTCGACAACCTCCTTTCTAATGGCTGGTTTAACTAAAATATCTCCATTAGAAGCTACTGCAGCAACTATGATCGTGAGCCTTTCTCCTGAACCAAGCATTGGTTCAAGATAAACTGATACCCACTTGCCGCTTAGCGAGGGCAGTGGTGGTAATGTTTGAGAAAGATGATCAAGGTTGAGCATTGTAGTTCATCTGTGTTTGTTGTGGTTTGATTTGTTCATAAAGTATATCACCCAGTATCTCGATTCTAGCGGATAAGAATGAAATCAACTGATTTTTCGTCTTTTCTTGGATGCTTTCTGACAGATCTGTTTGCAGCTTAGCGATGGAATTTTCTCTTTTGGCTACAGACCATGCGCGAGCATCGTTAGCAGACTTCTGTACAGCAATATCGTTAGTTCTGTCGAGCAAACCATTGGCAATCTGTAACAATTGGTTAGAGTAATAGTCTATCCCATATTGTTCAGCTGCAAGTCCTTGAGGTATTGCTGATTCGTGATCGATAAGGTAAAAATCATCGCCATTGTAAAGTAAGTTTCCGTTGTGTCTGTCATCCATGGCGATCCACTCATCGAAATATGCAGCCTCTTGTAGTAATGGCCAGGCCGCTAACTTTTCACAAACGCTCTTGTCAGATGTACCGTTAATATATTGTGTAAAACTTGGATACGAAATATCAACGCTACCGAAGTAGGGCGTGCCAGATTGATCAAAAAGTATTACCGGTTCTGGAATTGGAAGGGATAGACATCTGCCTAATGCAGCGCATGTGACCTCTGTAGATAAATCTCTGAGGGGCATTTGCTTTGCATAAACAACCAACTCTTCGGTATCACCATTAACTGTTGGAAGAAGAGCGAAACCTTTCAACGGACGATGTTGTCCCTCCTCGATCACAACCCCACCGGGAAGGAGCCTTCCTGCTCTTATCAATGCTTATTCTCCAAATCATCTATTGTTCATTTGTATCCCCAATTAAAATCAACTGAGGAAACACAGATAGCTATTATGAAATACTACAGCCAATTACAATTAGAAATAACCTGGAGTTTTATCAGGGGTAGGGAAGGCGCGACAACCGCTAAAAACAGCAGCCGCGCCGCCGATGATGGATGTTCATGCCCAAATCACCAGCGACCGCATTCTACCAGCATCAGCACAGGTGCATAGCGATAGTCCATCTAAGCCCATATCTGCTTACCCCGCCTTACCACCGCCATAATCGCCTTTCCTGAACTCTCGTACTCAGGTAGAGACAGAACCCGCCATTTACCATCCCAGAACCCAAGAACGCAGCAACGATCGCCAGTGGTACCTTTAATCGCAAAGGTACGCATATCTGCAGACGGTACCGGAAGCTTTTCTCCGGGGCGAGGGAAGTAAATCCTCACGCCGGATATGATCATGTTGTCCATGTCGGCTACTCACTGACGAGCCAGAACTCGGCCTCTTCGAACATCTCTTCGACCAGGCGACTCAGTTTCTCTTTCTCATTTTTGGTGCAGTCACTGTTAACAGAGCTGGATTCCATCGGTTTAACGCGCACGTCAGCTGCTGGAAAGACACGATGGACACGCCTCGTCAGCTCAGCCAGGATGATTTCTTTCGCTCCGGGCAAGCCCTCTACATTGCGTTTGTCATAGACGAGTTCAACGAACAT